GTTCTGGCGCTGATAGAGTTTGACTCCCCGAAACCTACAGCGCATTAGCCTGTATGCCGATAATTCACCGCGAGGATACGGGGTTTATGCTGATTTTTCAGTCTATTCCCCATTATCCACATTATTTACAGGTTTACTTTTTTAACCCAAATTGCCACTGTTTTACGATGCAAAGGAGCAGATTTTAGATGTCGAACATTGATGATAATCAAAACAAAATAAACATCGATGACCTGAATACCGAAGCCGAATTGGCAATGGACGCCCAAGGTTCTAAACGCAGCCGCAAAAACCGCGAGCGTTTGGATTTGTCTGCAACCCCAGTTGCCCACGCATTTAAGGAAGAAATTCTGCAAGCCGTACTAGATGAAATGGATGTCATCAAACGGGACGTAGAAAACCGCAAAGGTGGCGCAGTGCCTGGGTGGTTCAAAACCCTTACCAAGATAGACAAAGAAACCGGCAAGCCTGAATGGCGCTACAATATGTACGCAATGTGTGACGCAGCCATCAGTGAAGCTATAGACGGGTATCACAAACAATATTCCGAGCAGTATATGCAAGAGCAGATGGGCCGGGCGATATATGCTTTGATATTTGAGTTTGTCGTTTATGACAGACGCGCCGGTGATGCGATTTTAACCAAGTTGGTTAGCGATGAGTTTGCCAAATTGGACCGGCAGCTGATTATGGCATCATCCAGCCATGAAACCAGAAGAGAAATCCTTTTCAGGAAAATGGCGAAGTGGGGCTTTAATGTTGATTGGAGTGTTGAGGAATTTATCCAACACGCACGGCCCTTTTACCTGGCTCTTCAAGCAACAGGAAAATTCGAGATTGATTACAGGCCCGTCCCAGGCGAAAAAAATTGGGCTAATCATCTTGTCTTTACAGAAGAGGTGGAAGCTGAACTAGAAGCAGAAAACAGCAAACTAGATGCCTATCAAACAGCTTTCGCACCAATGTACAAAGTGCCTTATGATTGGAACATCAACAGTATCGGCCCGTATCGACTGCCAAGAATTGCGCAACGTGTACCTCTAGTGCGTGGGGCATCGCCAGACCAGAAAGCCCATATTGAAGAAGCGATGAAGACCGGAGATATGGATGGTATCCTTCATGCCATCAACACTCTGCAGCGCGTCCCTTACCGCATCAATAGCTATGTCGCTGATGCTGTAAGATGGATTTACGTTGTTGAAAATCAGGTGAATAACCGCTCATTAGCCGATCAGCTAAAGAAATTCCCAAAGCTAGTACCACCGTCGGCCATGCATGATATTTCTGCTGAAGAAAAAGAAAGCATGGATAAAAAGGATTTACGTGCGCACTACCGCAAGTTTTTCGCTACTCGCAAAATCAGAAGCGAAACTAAGCGTAATATCAAAGAGGTGCGGCGTTATCTTTGGCAGGTTGAAAAATTGCAAAATGCGGATGTCCCTTTCTATTTGCCTCATAACATGGATTTCAGAGGCCGTGTTTACTGTGTGCCAGATTTTAACCCACAGCAGGTTGATTATATCAGGGCAATGTTCCTGTTCGAAAATAAGCGGCCGGTGGGTAATGCAGAATTTCCACTGCAGTTACAGCTTGCAAATACTTTTGGACTGACAAAAGAAGGGTTCGAGGCAAGGGTGCAATGGGTACTTGATAATGAGGCCCAAATAATTGCAGCTGGCACAGATTTCAAAAACACCTTCGATTTTTGGTCCAAAGCAAAAGAGCCGATGCAGTTCCTGGCAGCTTGCCATGAATGGAAACAATACAAGGAAATTGGCCCAGAGTTTGAAAGTGGGTTACCAATTGGCCAAGATGCTACTCAAAGCGGTATTCAGATTTTTGCCGCAGCAGCTTTGTGTGCGAAAGATGGTGAAAAGGTAAATCTGCGTTGTTACGATGCCGATGGTAACACGCCAACCAAGCCTTTTGATATGTACGCAGTCTGCCTGGCTGAAGCAAAAATCATGATCGAAAATAGCCGGCTTGAAAACGAGCAGTGGCTGGCAAACAATCCGATAACAGCCGATGAAGAGGCTGCCTATCAGGAATATGAGACAAAAATTCTAGACCCTGACACTACCCCTGAAGAAAAAGCAGAGGTAAACAATGCATGGCGAGCAGAGCCATTTTCCGAAAAGTTTTACAAGCGTAAATTACTTGAGGCGGCTCAATCTGTTCAAGCATTAGGCGGCGAATATAACCGGGATGTCATCAAAAGGCAGGTTATGACCCTAGGGTATAGTGCCACACAGTATGGTTTTGCAGCCCAAATCCGCGAAGATTGGATTGATGGCTATACAGATGATGTTATCAGCAAAAAGCGTGATACCCACCCCTTCGGTGAGGATTATGGGTATGCTGCATCTAATTTCCTGGCTGATATTCATATGCGAGCCATCAAGAAAACGCTTTCCTCTGTAGAATTGGGAATGGAATTTATTGTGGATGTCGCTAGCGTTTTAGCGCGTCACAATAAACAAGTGAAGTTTGTGTCTAGATTAGGCTTTCCACACTTCCAAAACTACCTGAAAACAGTTTCAAAAGTGCAAAAACTATTGGGCAGAGATAATGTTACAAACATTTATCGTGCTTGCTCAGAACGCAGGTACAATCGTCCAACCAAGGATATCAATAAGAAAAAGGTGGCATCAGGCAGCGCACCGAATCTAGTGCATAACACCGATTCCACTTTGCTTCTTTTGACTATGCTTAACTGTAATGACGATAGGGGCATCACCAACTTGATGACAATCCATGACAGTTTCAGCACAACTGCCGCTGATGTCCAGGATCTGTCTGTAGCTGTGCGAGAGGAGTTCATAGCATTGTTTGACAGGTATGACCTTTATGAGGATTTCCGCAAACAAGCTTTGGCGCAGGTGATGAAAGAAGGTGAAACAGAGGCCGATTACCGGCGCATGACAGAGGAAGAGTTTATAGCCCATTGCCAGGCCAATAACCTACGCTATAGCGATACTGCCTATAAGCGGCACTGTGGTTTGACATTCCCGGAAACACCCGAAAAACGTAATACGCTGAATATCGATGAGGTATATTACAGCCCGTTTTTCTTCAACTAGCTCAAACACACAGACTTAATCTACAGGCGGCTTTCAGCCGCTTTTTTTGTGTCCGATCCAAAAGTTATGGGGACCTTATGTAGAGGCATCAAATGTTTCTACGCCCACCCATAATTTTTAGCGAAGGAGACAGTTATGTCCGAAGCGGAAGAAATCCTTGGGATGGTGGAAATCTACCGACAGCGTGACCAAGCCATCCCCGTGGACCTGCTGGCAAGAGCGGAACAGCTAGGCATTTACATCCACAATATCGAAACGCTCAAAACAGAACATCAAGGAGATTTTGATGACAGCGAAGGCTAAAGCAAAGACAGTTGCATTTACAACTTCAAAAGGGACAGCAATGTACCCATGGCTGAACCGCGCGGATTACCAGTACGATAAGGCTGGCAAATTCAAGGTGCAGCTAAGAGTTTCCAATGATGATGCAAAACCATTAATGGAAGCTATCAAATTGGCAGCAGAGGAAGCATTTGGAAAGGAAGATGCCAAATCTGCACGTATGCCATTCAAGAAGGACGCCGAGACAGGGGAAGTTATCTTTTCTACAGCGTCAAAATTCAAACCCAAAATAGTAGATAGCACAGGCGCTATCATTCAAGAAGTGAATGAACCGGCTATCTATGGCGGCTCAACGCTGAAGCTTGCTGGAACGATGTACCCATATAATGCCGGTGGTGGCCAGGGTGTATCACTGCAGTTGGCTGGCGTTCAGATCATCGAGTTATCTGAAGGCTCTGGCGCAGCATCTGTGTCATTTGGCGCGGAAGAGGGCGGCTTTGTGGCCTCAAACGATAATGATACCGGTGACCACAATTTCTAAGACGCGCCGGAACGCCATACTCAAAGGCTATAGGTCAGGGTTGGAAGAAAAGCTATCGCGGCAGATTGAAGAGGCAGGGTTACCTGTCCTGTACGAGCAAGACAAAATTGCGTACATCTGGCCGGAACGAGAAGCGAAGTACACCCCTGACTTTCGGCTGCCTGGAAAAGACGGGAAATCCTTTTTCGTAGAAAGTAAAGGGATTTGGACGGTGGAAGACCGTTCTAAACACCTGCTTATCCAGCAGCAGCATCCCGAAATCGATATCAGATTTGTCTTTAGCAACCAAAATGCTCGCCTCTACAAAGGCAGCCCCACTTCTTATGCGCAATGGTGCGATAAGCATGGGTTTTTGTATGCCAACAAGACAATTCCTGATGAATGGCTGAATGAAGGAGCAAATGATAATGCAAAGCCAATATCAAAAGATACTGAACCATCTGATTGACCACGACAGCATATCAGGGGTGGAGGCAGCGGAACTGTACAGGGTACGGGCGTTGCCAAGACGTATTGCTGATTTGAAAGAACAAGGCTTCGAGATAATCAGCGAATGGCGCACAGACCCACTAGGGCAGCGTTACAAAAAATACCGATTAGCCTAACAGAAGGAGAGCGAAATGCAGAGCGTAGAGCCTGTTAACGAAGCTGAATTTTTGCGCCACACCTCTTGCGAGGTTTGTGGCTCTTCAGACGCAAATGGAGTGTATAGTGATGGGCATACGTTCTGCTTTTCATGCAACACCTATAAAGCGCAATCCAGTGGCCCAGCAAATGATGACCACGAACCGCGCGAGGTACAAAACCAAGGCAAAGCCCAGCAAAAAAATCTATTGCAGGGCGAAGCAAAAGCGTTGGCGGCGCGAAACCTGACTGAGGAAACTTGCCGCCGATATGATTATATCGCAACGCATCATAACAACCAGCCGGTGCAAGCTGCTCTCTATCGTGACAAAAACGGCAGAGCAGTGGCACAGAAGGTTAGAACCAGAGATAAATCATTTTTTATCTTAGGTGATGCAAAAGCCATGACGCTATTTGGCTCGCACCTATGGAATAAGGGCAAAAAGCTTGTCATTTGTGAAGGCGAAGTGGACACCATGAGTTGTTCGCAGATCCAAAATCACAAGTGGCCGGTGGTGGGGTTAAGCCATGGCGCACCTTCAGCAGTGAAGACAATCAAAAAGCATTGGGATTACCTGATGAATTTTGATGAGATTGTCTTGATGTTTGATATGGACCAGGCTGGCCAGGAAGCTGCAGAAGCAGTAGCCCAGCTGTTACCAGTAGGAAAGGCCAAAATAGCGTATCTGCCATGTAAGGACGTGAATGATTGCCTGGTGGCAGGGAAATCATCAGCTGTCATTGAGGCTATATTCCAGGCGCGTGAATACCGCCCGGATGGCATTGTGGCAGCCACTGATTTTCGAGATGTGATTGGTGTTGATGAAACAGCATCATCCATATCATACCCCTATAGCGGCCTTAATCGGGTTCTCTTAGGAATTAGGCCAAGTGAGCTTGTCCTGGTGGCGGCCGGTAGCGGCACAGGTAAAACAACCTTTGTTAAAGAGTTAGCCTATCACTTGCACCAGAGCGGCGAGCCAACCGGTTTGATTATGCTAGAGGAAAGCAACAAGCGCACATTGCTTGGCTTAACCGGCATCCATATGAACAAGAATATCCTGGTTGATAGAAGTGATACCAATGAAGAGGAAATAACCGCTGCCTTTGAAGATTTATTCGGCGAAGGTAAAAACCCGGTTTTTCTCTATGACCATTTCGGCGCTTCTAGCGTGGATATTGTGGCTGAACGCATAACCTATATGGCAAAAAGTTTAGGCGTCCGGCACGTGATATTAGACCATATCAGTATCCTCTGTACCCAAATGGGCGGCGCTGCCGGCAATGGGTCAGAGCGGCTTTTAATTGATTATGCCATGACAAAACTGCGCACCCTAGTGCAGAGCCTTGGCATTTCCCTGGTGGTCATATCGCACACCAGGCGGCCCGATGGAAACGCCGGGCATGAGAGAGGCCAAGAGGTGACATTAAGCCACCTCAGAGGCTCTACCAGCCTTGCCGGGCTATCAGATGCTGTCATTGCATTACAGGTAGACCCGGACGAACCCGATAGCGATATACGCCATTTGCACATTCTGAAAAACCGCTTCACCGGGGAGCGTGGACCATGCCAAACGCTGGTTTACAGCCGGGATACGGGGCGGCTTTTAGAGATGGAAGTGGCTGACCTAGTTAACGATGAAACTGAAGAAGGAGAGGCCGATGCAAGCAGCTAGGCAACATACATTCGATTTTACTGTCGCAAATGATAACCTGATGGAAGATGAGGCCATGCGCCGCTTCAATCAGTATCACAAAGAAAACCCCCATGTTTATGACCTAATTGTTATGTACGCGAACCAGGCGATAGAAGCCGGTTATGAACATTATTCTATTGTGACGATTGCCAATCGTATTCGGTGGCATACCGAAATCGAAACAAGAGGCGATAGGTTCAAGATAAATAACAACTATCTGAGCCGGTACGCTCGCAAATTCCACGATGATTACCCAGAACACGCTGGATTTTTCAGAACGCGCGAAATCAAAGGAGTTTACGCATAATGGCTAGCATTTTTGATGACCCTTTTGATAGGGATGGCATAGAGGTTGACCTGGTTGGGCATGATGAGATGACCCTAGACCAGTATCAGACAGAGGCAACTGATTTGGCTTTCTATAGCACAGATGTCATTTACCCAACTTTGGGCCTGGCCGGGGAAGCCGGTGAGGTTGCCGAAAAGGTAAAGAAGCTGATGCGTGATACCGATATGGATCTGTCTGCCGGCTTTGTTGGTGAGCAGATTGATTGGATGGACAAGCGTAATATCGCTTTAGAGGTTGGAGATATTCTTTGGTATTGTGCCAACCTTCTAAACGATATTGATTACAGCCTTGAAGAGGTTGCGCAGATGAACCTCGATAAGCTGCGCGACAGACGTGATAGGCACGTCATGACGGGGTCTGGTGACCACCGATAATGCGTCTTGTCTTTGATATTGAGACAGACGGCTTCTTAAACAAACTCACAAAAATACACTGCATAGCGATTATGAACGCTGATGATCCATCTCAAACCTGGGCTTTTGGGCCTGATGAGATTGGCGAAGGCATCAAAATCCTGGAAGGTGCAACCGAACTGATTGCGCATAATGGCCAGGCATTTGACATTTTAGCTATCCAGAAACTGTATCCCAGCTTCAATACAGACAACCAGATTGTCACTGACACTCTTGTTATGTCCAGGCTGATGAAACCGGCCCTAAAGGATGAGGATTTCAAGAAAATCTTCACCAAACAGATAGCTATGCCAAAACAGCTATCCGGTTCTCACAGCCTAGAAGCCTGGGGCTACAGATTAGGCATCATGAAGGGCGATTTCGCAAAGACTGCTGATTGGTCTGTGTGGACGCCCCAAATGATGGCTTACTGTGAGCAAGATGTACGTGTTAACCACGCTCTCTGGAAGGCGTTAGCTTCAGAGAAGTGGCCAGAAGAGCCGGTCAGGTTCGAGCATGATGTTAATGAACTGTGTGTGCGAATTGGCAACGCAGGTTGGACATTTGATGTAGAGAAGGCATCTAAGCTTTATGCATCCTTAACCTTTGAACGTGCTGCGTTAGCAGCTGACCTTAATGATTTGTTTCCGGCATGGACAATAGAAGAAGAGTTTATCCCGAAAGTTAATAATAGCCGCCTAGGCTATGTTAAGGGTGAGCCTTTTATCAAGCGGCGCGAAGTGCGCTTTAATCCAAATAGCCGAAAGCATATTGAGCGATGTTTGCGTGAAAAGTATGGCTGGAAACCCAAAGAACACACACCATCTGGCGATGCCAAGATTGATGAGAGTGTACTAGGGCAGCTGCCATATCCAGAAGCGCAAAAGCTAGCCCGGTCTTTCATGCTGCAGAAGCGGCTAGGGATGCTAGCAGAGGGTAATAATGCCTGGCTAAAGCTTGTTGATACTGATGGCAAGCTGCGCCACACCATTAACTCTTTGGGTACAGTATCGCACAGATGCTCAAGCTTTGCGCCAAATCTCCAGCAAGTGCCGGCAACCGGCGCTGAGTTTGGTAGAGAGTGCAGAGAATTGTTTACTGTACCACCAGGCTATCACCTGCTTGGGGTTGATTTGTCTGGCATCGAACTGCGCTGTTTGGCGCATTTTCTGCCCGATGGCGGCGCTTATGGCCGGCATATATTAGAGGGTGATATTCATCAGGTTAATGCTGATGCGGCTGGCATAAGCCGTCCAGAGGCAAAAACCATGATTTATGCTCTTTGCTATAACGCCGGCAACCAACGTCTGGGCGAAATTCTTGGCAAGGGGGCAGCAGAGGGACGCGAGTTGAGAGAGCGTTTCTATGAGGCTAACCCAGCTTTTCCGACCTTATTACGCCAGGTAAAGGCAGCAGCGCAGCGAGGCTATTTATATGGCCTTGATGGGCGAAAGCTTCACCTGCGCAGCGAGCATGGTGCGCTGAACCTATTACTGCAGTCTTCAGCTGCATTGATAGCCAAGAAGTGGGCCTTGCTGGTGGATCAGGAAATCAAACGACAACAGTTAGACGCTGAAATCATCGCGTTTGTACATGATGAATTGCAGCTAAAGATAAGAGGAGACGAAGATGTCAGAAATCATATCGCTAGAACAAGCGCGGAGTGCGCGGAAAAAGCAGGGGAATACTTCAAATTCAAAGTCCCAATCGGAGCCGAGTTCAAAATTGGACTTAATTGGGCAGATTGTCACTGACCCCGATTTTGCTGTCGCAGCGGATAATGAAACCTTATGCGCAATCGAGTTAATCACAGTAATTCAAAGGGCAAAAGTGCGACCTTTTACTACCAAAAGCGACTTTGCTAGGGAGTGGGCAAACCCCATTGCCCTTTGCGCTTGTGAGGGCCTTATCACAACCCAGCTGAATGAGGGTACTTATACCAATGTTTGGATGGTTACCAGTGATGGGCTTGATTGGGCGGAGGAGGCGGCTACCCATGTTCTTGGCGATTGATGGTGATATTCTGCTCTATCGGGCGGCTTTATCAGCAGAGGAAGAAATTTGCTGGGATGAGGATATTTGGACTTTGTTCATGGATATGGCAAAGGCCAGAGAGGCTTTCAACGTGCAGATGGAAAACATCAAAAACAAGCTACAGGTGGAAACATCTGTAGTTTGTCTATCGGACCGGCATGGCAATTTCAGGAAGCTGGTTGACCCTAGCTATAAATCCAATCGCAGGGGTACGCGCAAGCCGGTTGGCTATGTGGCGTTATGTGATTGGGTGGCAGAGACATACACCACTATGAGCAAGCCTCTTTGCGAGGCAGACGATATCATGGGCATCCTAGCAACTATGGATGCCAATGTCGGTAAATGCATTATTGTTAGTGATGATAAAGACATGAAATCCATAAGCGGTAAGCTATATCGCCCCACCATGGATGAGCAGCTAGACATTACTGAACAGGAAGCTGAACGCCACTTTTTTACCCAGGTGTTAACTGGCGATACGGCTGATGGATATAAGGGCGTGCCAGGCATAGGCCCAAAGAAAGCTGAAGCCATACTAGGCCCACGCCCACACTGGAAAGCAGTTGAAAAGGCGTTCATTGACGCCGGTATGACGGCTGATGACGCGCTAACACAAGCCCGGCTTGCTCGCATATTGCGATGGCAAGATTGGGATAAGGAAAAAGGAGAACCCATTTTATGGAAACCAAATTGACCACAGATGATCTTGAAGATGCCAGGCTTGAAAAGAATAGGGCCTTGGAAAAATACCGGGGTTCACGTGGGTTGAGTACAGAAGATAGGCAAGTTTATCTTGATGGATATGTGAGGGCAGTGGCTGATTATGAACACATAAGAGCCATCCTCTCTGATAAATGGCTGGCAGAGCGTCCAGAATTAGATGCGGC